CGCAAATTAAGATTCAAGGTATCGAATCTGTTCGCTCTACAACGACTAAATCTTGTAGAGCTAGCATTAAGGAAGCTATCAAGCTGATTATGAACGGCGATGAAACCGACGTTCAGAGGTATATCGACAATTTCAAAACCAGGTTTATGGGTCTGCCGTTTGAGGACATAGCTTTCCCGCGCGGTATGAAAGGTCTCAATAAGTATAGAGATCGCAACGAAATCTACGCCAAGAAAACGCCCATTCACGTCAAGGGAGCTTTGTTGTACAACGATTTCCTAACGAAGAAGGGGTTGACTAGAAAGTATCCAATGATTGGCGACGGCGATAAGATCAAGTTCGCTTATTTGAAGATGCCAAATCCTATTATGGACACCGTTATCTCGGCGCCGGAGGATCTACCAAAAGAACTTGACCTTCATAGGTTCGTCGATTATGAAATTCAGTTTCAGAAGGCGTTCCTAGACCCTATCAAATCGATCCTAGAGATCATTGGTTGGGATACGGAAAAGAGAAGCAGCTTGGAGGATTTCTTTGGCTAAGTTTGATCAAGGCGGTGGATGCCCCTGCGGTTTGTATCGAGAATGCGAACCAAAATGCGAACACAACACGAATAAAGGATCTAAAATGTCTGAAACAGAACACGACTTTGGTTTTACTTTTGCTGACGAGGAAACTTTTACCAAGGTCGAGAAGGTTGTTGACCACGAAAAGCTGATGCAGCTTCGTAAGATGATTATGCCTTTGCTTTTGAACCTGAAGAAGAACCCTGATAAGGATATCATTCAGTGGCCAGGAAAGGATAGGGTGAAGAGCATCGATGCTTTCATCAAGAAGATGGATAAACTGCTTGACGAACCTTCGTTTTAAAGTATGATTGACCTTTAGAGTTAGGAGTATTGTATGTCACTTCGTGATCGTCTTATCAAAAACAGCACTGTTGAATTCACCTCCCTTCTTGAGGATTCAAAGATCTACTCAAAGAAGGATATGATACCGACCCCAGTGCCTATGATCAATGTCGCCTTGTCCGGTTCTATTGACGGCGGTATCACGCCTGGGCTAACTATGCTCGCCGGACCTTCTAAGCATTTCAAGACTGGTTTTGCTTTGCTGCTTGCTTCTTCGTTCCTACGCAAGTATAATGACGCTATTATTCTGTTTTATGACTCGGAGTTTGGCACTCCTCAAGGTTACTTCAAGACCTTTGGTATTCCTCTGGACTCTGTTGTTCATACACCCGTTATGGACATTGAAGAGCTGAAGCACGATTTGTCCGTTCAGCTGAAGAACCTAGAGCGCAACGATAAGGTTATGATTGTTGTTGATTCAATCGGTAACCTTGCTTCTAAGAAGGAAACAGAAGACGCTCTAGACGGTAAGGTTGTTGCGGATATGACCCGAGCCAAGTCGCTGAAGTCCCTGTTCCGTATCATCACGCCTAAGTTGACCCTCAAGGACATTCCTATGGTCGTGATCAATCACACCTACAAGACTATGGAGCTTTACGCCAAGGACGTGGTCGGCGGCGGCACTGGTTCTTATTACGGTTCTGATAACATCTGGATCCTCGGTCGCCAGCAGGATAAAGATGGTACAGAAATTCAAGGGTATCATTTTGTAATCAACGTAGAGAAGTCGCGCTATGTCAAGGAAAAGTCGAAGATCCCCATCACTGTTAGCTATGATGGTGGTATCAATAAGTGGTCTGGTCTACTTGATCTTGCTATTGAAGCGGGCATTATCGTAAAGCCTAAGATGGGTTGGTATGCGCGCGTTGACAAGGAAACCGGCGAAGTCGGCAAGAATATGCGCGCGGCTGATATCGTTGACGATAGGGATTTCTGGAAGTCGGTGTTTGAAGAAACTGACTTTGCTGATTGGATTAAGAACAAGTATACTCTAGCTATGGGGAAAATCCTACAAGATGACGAAGCTGACGAATAGCAGACACATAGCGACGTTCCTCAGCGACGACACCAGGCTGAAGTCGTCAGTTTCTGAGGAAGATGGTAAGTTATATGTTGACTTTTATAGAGATGAGGTTTTACTAGACTCTAGGCAGATCTTCGGGCACAGCGTTCAGTATGCAGAAGATATAGCCGAAAACTTCACTCTAGGTATTTTGAAGATGGACGAAACGGGGAGAGTGCATGGCGTTTGAACAAGTCGTATTTGGCAACCTAGTCTTTCGTGAAGACTATGGTAGAAAGGTTATCCCATTCCTAAAGAAGGAGTACTTTCAAGACCATAATGACAAGGTTCTGTTTGAGCTTATTGAAAACTACGTAATGAAGTATAATCGGTTCCCGACCAAGGAATCGCTCGCCATTGACCTCGGTAACGTCTCTGGGGTCAATGACGAACAAGTTAAGGTTATAGCTAAGAATATCGAGGATCTGACTTACGATCCCAAGACTGAGTTGGACTGGATTGTTGACAAGACTGAGAAGTTCGTTCAGGAACGTTCGGTTTATAACGCCATTATGCAGTCCATTCAGATCCTGGACAATAAGGATCCTAAGAACGGTAAGGGTAGCATTCCTCAGATCCTTTCTGATGCGTTGGCTATCAGTTTTGATACTAACATTGGTCACAACTTTCTTGACGATGCTGATTCTCGTTACGAGTTTTATCATCGCAAGGAGTCTAGAGTTCCTTTCAACCTAGACTACTTCAATCGTATCACTAAGGGTGGTTTGCCAAACAAGACTCTAAACATCGCGCTCGCGGGTACGGGCGTGGGTAAGTCTCTGTTTATGTGTCATTGCGCGGCTGGTAATCTACTCGATGGTAAGAACGTTCTCTACATTACTATGGAAATGGCAGAGGAACGTATTGCCGAGCGTATTGATGCGAACCTGATGAACGTCACTATGGACGAACTTGAGGAAATGAACAAGGAAACCTACGACAAAAAGCTTGCTCGCGTCAAGAACAAGACGACTGGTAAGCTTATCATCAAGGAATATCCTACAGCTTCCGCTGGTTCAGCTAACTTCCGCCACCTGATTAACGAGTTGAAGTTGAAAAAGAACTTCAGCCCTGATATCATCTACATCGACTACCTGAACATCTGCGCTTCGTCTCGTATGAAGTACGGCAACAACATCAACTCCTATATGTACGTCAAAGCGATTGCCGAAGAACTGCGAGGGTTGGCTGTTGAGTTTAACGTCCCGATTGTTTCTGCTACTCAGACTACTCGTTCTGGTTACAGCAATAGCGACGTTGGGCTTGAGGATACTTCAGAATCGTTTGGTCTGCCTGCGACTGCTGACTTTATGTTTGCCTTGATCACGTCCGAGGAACTGGAAGGTCTTGGGCAGATTATGGTGAAGCAGTTGAAGAACCGATATAACGACCCTGCTTCATATCGCAGGTTTGTTGTCGGTATTGACCGAGCTAAGATGAAGCTGTTTGATGTTGAACAGGATGCCCAGGACGGGTTGGTTGATGATCGACCTATTATGGACAAATCTGATTTCGGCGAACGTGATAGCGACTTCTACAAGAAGAAGCCTAAGTTTAACAAGAAAGACTTTGAAGGATTTGCGTGATGAAGAACTATGAAATCAAGAAGAACGGCGAGGTTTATGATCTTATGGAAACCAGGACCGAACAGGTGATTGGCACTTATAACGATGTTCTTAAGGCTCAGGTCGCCAAGACTCACTTCAATCGCGGCGGCGGATTCGACGGTTGGACGCCATCGTTCTTTTTGAAAAATAAATTTGATCTATCTAGAAAAAAGTCCTAATTATTCACTAAATAACACTAATGCAGCACTATGCGAATCTAGACGCAATGAGGCAAAGGGGATAACCGAAAGGAACAGTCGAGAGCTACGGTGGGGTTCCGCTCGACATTGCTGCGGTGTTAAGGGGGGTTGGATCGAAAGGTCCAACCCTTTTTTTTTATTTTCTTTTTTCTAGAACGAATGAAATCTTTTTCAAACCAGGATTGCCAGCATTGGCATTGTAGAAGAACTTGAAGGAAGAATCCGAATAACCTTTGACTTCATACTTGATCGTGGCCGAAGATCTATAGATTGTCAAATATACCTGAGTCACCTGAAGGGATTTAGCGGCGTCGTTCAAAACTTTCAGATAGTTTGGCTTTTGATTCATCTCATCAACAAGAGCATAACCCATTGGAGAAATTATCATACCAAATCGTTTTGCCTTTGAAGAGAATATTCTTTCAGCAATAGTGTCAGAAGCCGAACGGTTGATTTCGTCGTAATATGGTTTTAGAAATTTCTGAGCAGATTTGTAATCTTTAAATCTGGCCATCGCCTTTTCGCAATCTTCTGCCTTGAAATCTTTACCACCCATCATATTAGTTTTGATCCAACGATAGGCTTTTGTATCAAGTTCTTTGCTGGCTTGTACAATTCCTTCCACAACCGAGTTCTCGGCGATTCGCATTATTGCATTTTTAGCTTTCTGGCTTGCTCTTTCTTGGAAAGACATAGTTCTAAGAACTTCTGCGACAGACAAAATGGAAGGTGGCGCGCCTTCTCCTGATTTAACGGAAACGGCCACCTTTGCTCCGTTTGGTTTCTTAGCGAAAAAGTCTACAAGTTTTACATTAGATATGGTAGGGAAATTGATAGCGGTTACAGCCTTGTCGTAGTTGTTCATAAACCAGCAAGCAGAAGCAACTTCACCAAAATCTTTTGCTATGATGTTAACATCAGTGTCAGTGAGGCTCTTGACTTCTTCAGTAATACTTGTTTTGTTTGCTTGTGATGCTTCCAACAAACTCAACAACACGTTCTCAATGTTTTTTGAAAATTTCTGCGCTATTACAGCTTTAGTAACTTCCGGGACATAATTTCGTTTTGTTATATCTTTACCGACTATGTTGAATTTTTCTGGCGCTAGTTGTTTTGTTTTTAACACGCCTCTGTTTGAATTAGCAACAACTAGGAATATGGAATCCCCTTTGTCAGTGTTTGAAACTGTTGGAATTCTTTTCTTCAGTGTTATTAATTTCGTTGCATAGCTACCAGATATTGATACAGGAGAATCTGAAATTGAACAAGGAGTTATAGAGTTTAAAAGATCCTCTACGTCCCCATTGTATTCGAATCTCAAATGTTGCCCGCCTCTTGAAGAGTCAATAACCTTGATGTCTCTCTCGGTCAGAGCCTTCTTAAAAAACGAGATGATTGAGGAATTTTTTCGTTTGTCGTCCATTTAGAGCTCTTAATGCTTTCCGTCGGATTATTTATAAATAAGTGAGCAAAGTCGAGTTTTATGGGTGATCAATGTTAACGTTTCAAAATTTCCTTATCGAATCCCTTGATGTTGAAAAACTCAAGCATCTAGAACACGTCGAAGATCATATTATCCACGGCGGTCACGAAGGTGTGCTTCACGCTGCCGATACGCTTTCCGACGTTCACAATTTCCTCAATGGTAAGAATACAAAGACAAAGATAACGACAAAGTACGATGGCGCTCCTTCAGTTGTGTTTGGCGTCAATCCGGAAAACAATAAGTTCTTTGTCGCAACCAAATCAGCTTTCAATAAGAACCCAAAGATTAACTACACAGACGAAGATATTGAAGCCAATCACGGACACGCTCCTGGTCTTGTAGAAAAGCTCAAGTTGGCCCTCAAAGAACTACCAAAGATTATGCCTAAAGACGGCGGCGTTTTCCAAGGCGATATTATGTACGGCAAGAAC